ACGGTCCGTTAGCTCAATAGTAGAGCATGTGCTTGATAAGCGCCAGACACTCGGGCAGAACGAGTACGGACTACCAATAGAGGAGTAATACAAATGAGCGTTGATGGTAAACGCGGGTCTTATGGACCCGTAGCAACAACTGGTTAGTGGCGTCGAACTTTTAATTCGAAGGTTGTCGGTTCGAATCCGACCGGGTCTACACGCACTTAGTTTAATTGGCAAAGCGGTTCACTCTTAATGAATCAGATCCCGGATCGTGGCCGGGAGTGCGTACCAATACAATTCGGTCCGTTATGCATCTGGTGAGGCAACTTGTCTGTCTAACAAGTGAGAGGAGTTCGAATCTCCTACGGATCGCCATTTTTATCTGGGTATAGGAAAGTCTGTTTTAATCCGCCTCACTTGGAATGAGGAGATCGCAGGTTAAAATCCTGCTACCCAGACCAGTTTTGGGAGTGTAGCATAGCGTTCAATGCCAGTCGCTCATAACGGCTAAGACGCAGGTTAGGATTCTGCCACTCCGACCAAAAATGCTAGTATGGTGTAATGTCAGCACTAATTCCTCATAAGAATTTCGGTGCAGGTTAAAGTCCTGCTACTAGCACCATTGCTTTTTGTAAGAAGTACGTCTATGGTTTATTTGTTAATCCATCTTCCAAGACTTTTTTTACAAAGAGATATAAATGTCTATCAGAAAGAAGCATATTGATAACAAAACTAGTTATGGGCCAAACAAATACTATTTGTATGTAAAAATTCATCCAAAGACAAGTCTAAAATACTTGGGCAGAACTTGCCAAAAACCAACTGTTTATTCAGGATCTGGAAAACATTGGGAAAGGCATTTGAAAAAACATGGTAAAGAACATACTACAATGGTTATTGGTATTTACCCAAATTTAGAAACATTAAGTGAAGCAGGTTTGTATTATTCAAAGCTTTGGGATGTCGTAAAATCAAAGAAATGGGCTAACCTTTGTGAGGAAGATGGAAACAATGAAACAAAAGGTTGGTCTCATTTAACTTCTGAAATGCGTACTGCTAATGGTAAAAAGGGTGGAGCCAAAGGTGGCTCCATTATGGGACCGAAGTCGCGCGACTTGAAGATAGGTTTACATGGTTTAACAAAAGAGCAACGCGTAAAGAATGCTTCGATTGGAGGCAAGGCAAGTGCTGCTAACCGTAGAGCAGACCCTGAACGAGATTTAAAATATCGAGAAGGGCGAAGACAATGGATGCTTGCTAATAATCCGACAAGGGGTGTTAAACATACTGAACAAGCCCTTGCAAAAATGCGTGCAAGAAAAGGCAAGATGACTTGGGTTACTAATGGAGTTATTAATAGGCAAGCCTACAAAACAGAATTAGATGCATGGTTCGAAAATGGCTATGTCCTGGGTCGAACAGTCACTAAGGGACTGTATATTTGGATGAACGACGGAAGTATAAATAGTAAAGTATTGAAAACATCGATGGACTCTTGGTTGAATAAAGGTTTTAGGCCAGGAAGAACCGATGTCTGGAAATTGAAGAAGCAACAGCATCCAAACAAGGGTGGGTGGGGGAAAAGGAAATGAAAATAATAGCAAGGTATCACGCTCTTTATGAACCTCCACTGCTTCAACTGTGGATTCATGACGCTCCTCATCGGCGAATGCATATAAAAACAATTCAAGCTTACCGAAAAGTTATTTATGAGGCTGTTCGACACACAAGTATTGGTAGAGCATTGCCAATTGATTTTCAGATTGATTTGGGAGTCTTGTTTATTTCGCCTGCGTCGCCAGATTTAGGAAATTGTTACCTTGCTTTAGAGCAAGCGATGGATAATACAACTCTAACCAAGCCTGGAATATTAGTTGATGATTCACTTGTACAGAAGGTAACAATGAGTAAGTATTACCCAGGTCCAAATAAGAAGTAACGTTCCGTAGCTCAGCTGGAAGAGCGCTAGTCTTCGAAACTAGGCCGTCGGGGGTTCGAGTCCTCCCGGAACGACCAATTGGGTGTGAGAAGCGGTGGGGTCACCGTAGCGGTCCTGAAAACCGAGTGTGGGCGCAAGTCCATGGAGTTCAAATCTACCCCGCACCCGCCAAAATTTTAGCTGCGTATGTTGTATTTGCTTGGTGCAAGCGGAAGGAAGCTTGAGGCTCGGAGCGGGCGATAGGATCGCTGGAGAGACGACAAGGCCGTCAATTACTCCAAAGCTCTAAACCGAAAACTGGATGTGTCGGTTCGATTCCAGCATATTCGCCTCTTTAGCACCGAGCACTTTTTCTGCAAACTACGGAAGTACTAGTTGCAAGCGTATGAAATGGAAAGCTACGCACCATTTGACGCGGGAACAAGCACCGGGCGCTGGTAAGCCTCATAAGCTTACGCCGAAAGGCAAAGTCGGTTCGATTCCGACTCCCGCTACCAAATTTACGGGTAAGTGCCTGAGCGGTCGAAAGGGCCAGACTGTAAATCTGGTGGCTTGCCCCACGGAGGTTCGAATCCATCCCTTACCCACCAATACAATGCGGACAAATGATTACGGCAGTCGGCCTTGTTGCCAACGAGGTAGCGGGAGTTCGACTCTCCCTGTCCGCGCCAGAATTGCCCATGTAGCTCATTGGTAGAGCGGATCCCTGAAGAGGATCGCGTATGAGGTTCGATTCCTCACTAGGGCGCCATTACTGGGGGTAGCAGAAGGCTGCACGGACGCCCTGCAAGCGACCGATGCCGGGGGCGGTACCCGGTGCCTCCACCAAGTACTTGATATCATTAGTTTATTTCGGAGTAGCTGAGTGGTACAGCGAGCGCCTGTTAAGCGAAAGATCGCAGGTTCGATCCCTGCCTCCGAAGCCATTTTACGGAGCCATAGTCTAAATGGTTAGGACATCACCCTCTCAAGGTGAAGAATTGGGATCGTAACCCAATGGCTCCTCCAGATAAGGTCTACTAGCTTAACTGAACAGAGCGGAAGATTACGAATCTTTCAGGTCGAGGTTTGAGTCCTCGGTAGATCGCCAGAATTGTAGAACGAGCCCCGACCCATCGATTATCCATTTTGGAACAGTCCAAAATCCCGTCTTGTAATTAGCCCGCAGTGGTGCCTTAAGACAGGCGTCGAGAGTCACATTCGTTCGTTCTACAAAAAATATTTTGAGTGAGTTGTAATTTGTAGCGTATGAGTAGATATGAGTGAGCCCAAGCAACGTCGATTATCGCATAAAGCAGTCGACCAAAACTCGACTATCATCGATTTGCGCCCCTACGTTCACTCACTTTAATTCAGGACCGAGCCCAAGTCGCGTAGGTTATCTTGCATAATGATGAACCCTATCGACGTTCCTACGTTCGGTCCGTTTACTTACGTTTTGATGCGAGCCCACGCCTTATTGTTCTCAGCAAATGTATGGTTTGGCAAAACTACGTTCGCATCGTTTAATTGATTGCACGAGCCCAATGAAATGTCGGTTACCTTTGTGGAAGGGGAGGTCGTTGGTTCGAATCCAACCTGGTCCACTTTACGGGCCGGTAGCTCAGTGGGTAGAGCGCCTAAACCCGATTTTCAACCCTATGTTCGTGCAACTTAAGAATACAATCTGAGCCCCTGACTTGTATTCGGTTATCTTGGTTCGACTCCAAGCAAAAAGAAATTTTTGTTGCTCAAATGGGAACGTTCCGAAAGTCGCGTATGTTCGGATTGTATAAGTTAAATCGTTCGCAATAACGCGAGCCCAACTGGAAGGAGATTTACTTATGAAGTATGCCAATCTTATTTCGACGCCCATTCCACAGTCTGAACCGCTTAACGAACGCCAAGTAAAGAACAACGCGGGTGGTTACGTATTTCAGCTTGATATCTGGAAGCGTTTGGACCGATTTCTTATACTTGGTGCGGACGCGAATACATTCTATACAAAGGCTGTTGACCTGACGCGTGAAAACGCCAAGTGTGTTGTAGCCTGCTACGATGCGGATGCGGCGAAAACGGTTGCTGTAATTGTAGCTGTATCGCAGGAAGGTCGAGCGCCCAAGAATGATCCTGCTATCTTCGCGCTGGCTCTTGGCGCAGCACATAGCGATGTCAAGGTACGTCAGTTGGCCCTGAACGCTTTGCCGGCGGTCTGCCGTACTTCAACCCATCTGTTCCAGTTTGTCAAGGCATCGATCGCCTTGGGACGTGGATGGGGTCGCAGCATGAAGCGTGCGGTTGCAAAGTGGTACAATGACAAGCCTGTCGATGCGGTAGCATACCAGGTGATCAAGTACCGCGAGCGCGAAGGTTATACCCACAAGCGTTTGATGCAGACTGCGCACCCTGATCCAGGCGAAGACAAGGCTCGTATCGCACTGTATCAGTACCTTTGGGGCAAGCAGCCTGAAGGCGATCTTCCTTCGCTTATTACAGCGCATGAAGTAGCTATGCTGCCTGTTACTTCGAAGAAGAATCGTATCGAGCTTGTAACTCGACACAATCTGCCTTGGGAAGCTCTTCCTACCGAGTGCAATGCGGATCCTGATTACTGGACCGCTATGCTTCCAAAGATGGGCTTGACAGCGCTGATCCGCAATCTGGGCAACATGAGCCGCATCGGTGTCATCAAGCCGCTGTCTGCTCAAGAGAAGCTGATCTGCGAGCGTTTAAACGATGAGCAGGATCTGCGTAAGTCGCGCATCCATCCGTTCAACGTTTTGGTCGCATTGAAGACCTACGAATCAGGCAAGGGTTTTCGTGGCTCCAATACTTGGGATGTATCGCAGAAGGTGTCGTCAGCACTTGACAAGGCTTTCTACAAGACGTTCAAGAACGTTGAACCAACCGGGAAGCGTTACTTGATCGGATTGGATGTGTCTGGTTCGATGTCATCCAAGATGCAAAACAGCAACGTATCGTGTTGTGAAGCAACGGCCGCTCTGTCGCTTGTCACAGCATCGACAGAACAGCAGGTTCACATCATGGGCTTCTGCCATCAGTTCGTCGATCTTGGCATTCGTGATGGAATGTCCTTGAATGATGCAACGTTACGGGCGCAGAAGAACAACTTCGGTTTAACCGATTGTGCGAAGCCGATGCTTTACGCTTTGGACAAGAAGTTGGAAGTGGATGTCTTCGTCGTGATGACCGACAACGAAACTTGGGCTGGCAATGTCCATCCTACCGAAGCGTTGAAGCAGTATCGCAATAAGATGGGCATCGATGCTAAGTTGATCGTTGTCGGTATGACAGCGTCTGGATTTAGTATCGCCGATCCTAACGATGCGGGTATGCTGGATGTAGTAGGCTTCTCAACCGATGCGCCTGCTATCATGGCAGACTTTGCACGACACTAAGAGTTTACAGGCGGTCAGGATTAGCGCGACCGCGACGCCAAAGATAAGAGAGATGGTCGATCTCCACCGCCTGTAAAGCCTTTCTAGTCCCTTAGCTCAGTGGTAGTAGCGCTTGGCTCTGAACCAAGATACGACTGTTCGATTCAGTCAGGGGCCGCCAATTTAGTGTGGGGCCAGGTCGTATATGGAGCTGCCTGCAAAGCAGTAACAAGTGGGTTAAACTCCCACCCACA